TCTCCTCTGTACATTTATTTCAGATGTTTACTCAAGATGCTTGACAACGCAAAAGAATCCCACTACACTCCTTGCATCTGTTAACAACTTGTAAGGAATCCTTAAATGAATCATGAACTCTCAACTATCTCCCTAAATGACTTAATCCCTGAAGCTACTCGTGCAATTGAACGCTACACCAAGAGAACTGATGTACACTCTATTCTCACTAGATACGACACTCACCTGTCAACAGAAGACCTTGTAATGGAAACAGTAGAAAAGGTTCTCAACGCTAACCCTGAGTACTTAACGAAAACCTATGTATGGCTCTCAGCCAAATCAGTCTGTATCAACAAGTGTCAAAAGAAACGAATCATCACTGTAGACGTAGGTAATCCCTTTGGTCCTGATAGTGAAGACTCTCCAATCTTAGAACATGAGATCCTCGGTGACACCTATGATCACATTAAAGATTGCTTTGATTACATCGTACCTCACCTGTCGGAAGACGATCAAGCTCTCCTAAGGGAACTCTTGAACGGTGGACTGTACATAGCAATCGCTGATAACCTAGGTGTCTCCTTGAGAACCCTAGAACGTCGAGTAGCAGACCTCAAGTGGAAGGTTGAATACCTGTTAAGTGAAGAAGATCCCGATGTAAATCCCCTAGTTTACTAAAAGAAACCCACGACTAACCTCGTGGGTTTTTCATTTGTGCCTGTCGTATTCCCTAGGAATCCCCTGTTACTCCCTCTGTAATCATTAACCCTATGGAGAAATACAATGAATTTAACAGAACAAGAAGAACTCTTCCTCGCTTACATTGAGAAAGACCCTAAGATTTCAAATGTAGCCCGTGCTATGGGTATTCACTACTCGCAAGCACACGGAATCTACACAAAACTTAAGGATGTAATCTTAGATAGAGCTCGTTCCCAGCTTACCTTGGCATCGGTTAAGGCCGTCCACACTACAATTGAGATGCTAGAGGCTGACGCAAGTACAGAAAAAGGTGAACTAAGGTTAGCTGCAGCAGAAAAGATCCTTGATCGCGTAGGTATCACCAAGCATACCAACGTAGAAGTCCGTGTAGAAAGTGAGAATGGCCTGTTTATACTTCCAGCGAAGACTCCCTTGGCTGTCTTAGCGGCAACCGAGGACCTAGAGGACCCTGAGTAAATCCTCTCTGTAACGCATTATACGCCCTTTAGAACCCTAGGAGCTACATAGGTATACCTAAGTACCATAGAAACGCTCCTAGAGGCTCCCAAGGCCCTTAAAATTGATTCAATAAGGAGGACCCAGTGAATCTATTGGACACCCTTAAGCAATATGGTGACCCTTCCCTAGGTTTACCTTCGGAATCCACCTTAAAAAGACTGATGGATAAGGTACCTGACCTAGAGAAAAACCTAGAAAACCTACTAACTACTGCTATTCCCAGCATAAAACACCCTTTGTGTCATGAGAAACAACCAGATGGCCTGTATAAACCAGTATTGACACAATATGTACCCTACATGCAGGTGATGTTTGCTAACAGATACTCTAAAAGCATCTCAATTAAGGAAGCTATAGAGAAACTAGAGTCCCTCGGTTTCAAAGTTAGCTCTCCGGGTCAAGTGAACAACATATGGAACCGTATGGAGACCAAGTTAGGCTTAGCAAGTAAGCTTCGTAGTGCACAGGTAGACTCTAAACTCCGTGTAGAAGAAGCTAAGAAGGAAGGTAAAGCTAACCGTAAGGTCTATTCAGAAGAACGCAAGAAACAATTGGATGCTGCTAGGAAAATACGACTAGAGAAAGCTCTTATAGCTAAGTTACAGAAGGAACAAGAGCTTGCCAAGAGACGGTTAGCTAGTACTGCAGCAAAGAAAGACATGACGTATAAGGAACTTAAGGCCACTAAGGAAGAACGAAAGGAGATCCAAGGTGAACTAAAGATTACTCCAGATTCCTTGGAAGAAGCTAAACGTAAGGTTCAAGAGTCAGGTAAGAAAGTTATATATCAACCGACACCTAAGCAAGCGGAATTCCATGCAGCAGACGAAGACATCGTGCTATACGGTGGGGCGGCTGGTGGAGGTAAGTCCTATGCTATGCTTGTTGACGCTTTACGTTACTGTATGTACCATGACTATAGAGCCTTAATTATACGTAGGACTTCTCCTATGCTTAAGGAACTGATCTCTGTATCAAGACACTTGTATCCCAAGGCATTCCCCGGGGCTACCTTCAATAAGACTGAGAACGTTTGGTACTTCCCATCAGGAGCCACCATTCAGTTCGGTTACTTGAATAGTGCAGAGGACCTAGAGAACTACCAAGGTTTACCTTACGCATACATTGGTTTCGATGAGATTCAACACCAGCGTACTGATGAAGGTTTCATATACCTGTTATCTCGTTTACGTAGTGCAAACCCTAACATCAAGTGTTACATTAGGGCCTCAGCTAACCCCGGCGGTGCTGTATGGGTTAAAGAACGTTTCATTGATAATGCTGAACCTAATACAACATTTGTAATCGATGGTCTAAGCTATCGTTTTATCCCAGCGAACCTAAGTGATAACCCTTACTTAGATACGCCTATAGGTGATGAAGCCATGAGTCCTTACCGTAAGATGCTTATGGCACTCCCTGAGGTTCAACGTAAGCAACTGTTAGAAGGTGACTGGCATATCGGTGAAGACTCTATGTTTGCTTTTGTACCAGCAATACATGTTACAGATGAGTTACCTCCGTTACACTGGAACATTATCAATGGCCTAGACTATGGGTTCACTGATCCCGCGGCTGCTTTATGGGCTGCTGTATGTCCACGAACTGGAGCTATGGTTATCTATCAGGAACTAGAGTGTCTAAATACGGTTCATGAGGAATGGGGACGAGAGATCAAGAGAGTCGAAGGTTACCTACCTCAAGGTGTTGATCGTGTTATAGACCACTCTGTGTTTAACCAAACAGGACACACAGGGCCCGGTGTACGTGAGAAGTTAGCTCGATTAGGTATCATGCCTAAGCCTGCTGATAGGAACCGTGAGGCTGGATGGAACCAGATACACGAGAGACTCTTGGTTGACCCTGTGACGGGACGTCCAAACCTCATGGTTCATTCCTCCTGTGTTAAATTGATTGACCAGTTAGTTTCGGCTAAGAGGCATGAAAAGAAACCAGATGATCTTGACGACAAGCGTATTAAAACGAAAGGTCGGGTGCATCACTGGGATCTTCTCGATACCTTGCGTTACATCTGCATGTCCAGACCACAGCGACTTACGTTGACTGAGAGGTCCATGGGACATAAGACAGCAGCTCAAGGGTTCGCTAGAAGCTATAGTTACTTTCAATAATACACAAGTTCGCCCTCCTGCTACCCGTAAGATCAGCACCCTGTGAGGGCCTTCGTTTCCTTAGCTCAGCGGTAGAGCAACTGGCTGTTAACCAGTAGGTCCTAGGTTCGATCCCTAGAGGAAACGCCAATTTCAAAGGTTACACGGCAGAGTTGGAGAGCTGCAGCGGACTGTAAATCCGTTCCCTCAGGGTGAGTAGGTTCGAATCCTACTGTTTCCACCACGGTACCTTAGCTCAGGTGGATAGAGCACTTGCCCGATAAGCAAGGGGTCCTAGGTTCAAGTCCTAGAGGTACCACCATCTACTGCGGGATCTCAAGGTGAGAACCGGGTCTCATAAGCCCGAGCAGGGGAGTTCAATTCTCCCTCCCGCAACCAAACCTCAGCTATGCAATGTAGCGTACATCCAACTATAATTAAAGGAGCATTACATGGCAAAAAACTTACTAGGGTCTAAACCAAAGGCCCCTGAAGTACCTCAAGTAGAGATTCCAATGGAACCTACTAAATTAACTTCTGAACAAGACATGATGGCTGAGATCTACGTGACCCGCTTGGCTTCTAGAGTTAACGCTTGTTTAGAAGAAGCGAGTACCTCACGTTACTCAACAGAACAACAATGGATGAAGAACTTGAATGCTTACAGAGCAATGGATGATCACTCAGTAGGTCGCAATGGTGACACTGGTGAGTTCCGTGCTTCTGAAGAGTTTAAACCGTATATCCGTACCACTACAGTTAAAACACGAGCTGCCTTTGCTCAGATCATGGAAGCCTTACTACAGAACTCTAGGTTCCCTTTAATGTTTGAACCTACTCCAGTTCCCGAAGGAGTCCCTGAGTTTATCACAGGTGACCCAAGTGCTCAGGGTGGTAAGGAAACTCAGGAAGACTTCGGTATTGGTTTTGAAGGTGATGGTAGAGAATTAGTCCCCGGTGCAACTCAAGATTCTTTAGCGTGGAAAGAAAGCGATCCTCTGTATGCTAATGCTAAAGAAGGGAGAGATCTTTCAGGTCAATTTGGTCAGTTATCTCCTGCTGCTAGAGCCGCTGAGAAGATGACTAAGATTATCTTGGATCAAGTGGAAGAATCTAATGGACACACGGAACTACGTCGTTCTGTCTTTGAAGCGTGTCTCTTGGGTACCGGTGTAATGAAAGGTATCTTTACTGAAGAGAAGATTATCCATAAGTGGGAAAAAGGTACCTATAGCCCTGAGAAACGTAAGTTCCCTAAGATGTCTTTTGTTAGTGCATGGGACCTGTACATTGATCCTAACGCTATGAAGATTACTGATGCTGAATGGATTATCGAAAGACACCGAATGACTGCTAAGCAACTACGGGATCTCAAGGGTCGTCCTTTCTTTAACATGGAAGAGATTGATCGAGTAATCGCTGCTGGCGGTAATTACACTAATAAGTCCTTTGAACACGTAGTTAGAGAAGAAGACGCTATCATGGACAAGAGTCGTCTATGGGAAGTCTTAGAGTACTGGGGTTACGTAAGTATTGATGAAGCAATGGAATTAGGGTTGCCTTTAGATAACGTTAATGTTGATCAGGTTCAAGTGAATGCTTGGGTATGTAACAACAGAGTTATGCGTATCATGGTCAATCCATTCTTACCTCAACGTATCCCTTACTTTGTATTTAACTATGAAGTGAATCCTTATAATATCTATGGTACTGGTGTTCCAGAGACCATGGAAGATTCACAGAAGATGATGAATGGTTTCGCACGTCTTGCTGTAGATAACTTAGCTTTGGCTGGTTCTATGGTATTTGATGTGGATGAATCAGTTCTAGTCCCCGGTCAAGACATGAGTATATATCCCGGGAAAATCTTCCGTAGACAAGGTGGACAAG